TACTGCTTGAACTGCTTGAAACCGCGCCAGAGGAACTTGAACTGCTGCTAGAACTGCCTGCTATGTAATTTTTTTCATAGGCAAAGATTGTGGGTGTGCCGGGCGATGAAAGCATGGCGCGGTACTTCCTACCTATCGGAGGTGGCGAAACATCTCCACTTTTCACGATTGTAAAAATTGCCGAATTAGATCCGGATATGACCCAAGAACCTCCTCCGAAAACGGTTCCGTCGGGCAATGATCCCGAAGGCGTGTTAAGAGTTCCGTCTGACCAACTTGTCCATGTCAGGTTATCGTCAGAAAACTGCCACTGATAATTAACTAGATATCCTGTCGGAGCAATGGCCTGCACGCCCCATGAATATATCGTCTTGTTGTTTACCGTATTTTCCAAATAAATTATTGGCCATGCTTTAATTTCTGGCACCGACGGAGGACGAATCATTTCATCAAAGTCTATTTTTATCACATCACTCGGAGACAACGCCCTGTTTAGTTCAAATGTACCCCCCGCAGGGTTCTTTGATGCTATATGGGTGTTGATCCATGCGGACGCGGGAAAGACGGCAATGCCACCGGAGTTGGGTATGGTGACGGAGGCGGACGAGTAGTTGAGAACCTTGACCGGGACGCTTGTTATCCTCATTCCGTTCACATAAACCCTGAGCGACTCCTCTTCAAAAGGCGTGTTGACCGAGGTGGTTCTGTACAACTTGCGTGTCGGTGCCGAAGGAATGTCGTATGCGGGCACAAGGTCATAGTTGTGCCTGTGCGCCGTTTCGGGAGGAAAAACCGAATGTATTCGGATCGTATCCGGATTTTGAAATTCAAAAAACACCGTTGAAGACTTTCTCAACTTCAATATGCCATTGCTTCCTGCTGGAGGAAAGACCACCAATTCGTCGGAGTCCGTGGAGTCCTCCACCTCTATTTCCAGCTTGTTTGCTTCGCTTTGAATGCCCAACAGCTTTGCGCGTTCATTATCGGTCATGCGGACGAATCCGTCGCCGTCCACATGGCTTGCTATTCTGTGATTCGCGTCGTCCACCGCATCTGTCTTGACATTTCCTGCCGCATCTAGCGACTTGTCAAGCCTGGCGTTGAGGGATCCGGCGCTGCCTGATGCCCCGCGGAGGATGTCGGTGTTTATGTCCACCTGTATGTTGACAAGGCCGATCCGGTCCAGGATGTTCCTCAGAGGAAGATTGTCATAGTGGACATGATAGGGCTGATCTGCCTGGTAAAGAACCTCGGGTATGCTTTGTATGTCGGGCATTTCAATCCTCTTGTCTTTTGGGTTTTCAAGCCGGATGGCACTCTATCTACGCCACCGGGACGGTGTTTTCAGAGGAACGAAATACGCCAGTTGAAGGTCAGCTGCATCTGCTGCGTCTTGGATATGCCAGGGAAGGTCGCCATGCTGTACAGATCGCCGTTCTGCATCTGAAGAGCCATCTCATTGAGATTGAACCCGTTTCCCTCGCCGAAGGCCACCACGGATGTGAATATCACCTGGGATTCGTTGTTGACGTCTATGTTTGCCACAACGGGCTTGGACACCCTCGTCGTTCCGAACAGGCCGTTCCTGTCAGGCTGAACCACCTTCGGAGCCGAGCCCGTGGTTCCTCCGTCTCCGAAGAGCATCCTGTTGACAAAGAAGTCGAAGTCGGAGCCGATTCTGTTGGCAAGCGAAAGGGCCAGCGCCTCCCTGCCCTTCTTCAGAATGGCGTTGCGAAACTCCAGAACATCGCTTGTTCCGTCCTCGTACCCGATAACCATCTGTACATCGCCCCTGCATGCCTGTGATTCTTCCATTTTCTTTCCTCGCTATTCCTTGTATTCTATTTCAAATTCTATTGATTCATTCTGGGACAAAAAATCAACTGATCCCTGGCTCCCTCCCCCCATGGAGTTGAGAGCCATGGCCGTGAAGTGAACGTCGGCCTCCGTCCCCGAGAGGATCACACCACCTGAGCGGTCCACGGAGTTGAATCTGTGTCCCGGCACCGGGGGATGCTCCCTTTTAGGAACTTCCAGAACCTTCTTTTCAAACTTGTAAACCGAAAAGTCCACACTCTGGCCGGACACACCCCATTCTTCATGAGGCCCGTTCAAAACAAGCGTGGAACCGTCTATGTCCGTTATAGAGTAGTATTTCCCGTCAATTATAACGAGGTAGTTCTCCTTTATATCCCCGGAATTGACGGACTGCGATATATTTCCCGATCCGTTTGACACTGGCAGAGTTGTCTCTAGGTCGCCCCCCGCCACAAGGACGATTCCCTCGTAGCCCAATCTTCCGACCTTCTTGTCAAGTACTCTTCTGTATGCCTTCGCGGCCTCCCCTCCGACGGAACCGCCCTGATAGCCCTCTATGTAGAAGACTTCGCCGTCGACGCTGCTGAAGGACTTTATCCTGTACCTCTCTGTGGAAGAGTCCCAATTCAAATAAATGTAGTCGTCCGCCCTGAGTCCTTCCACGGCAGAAGGCGAAACGACGCTGACCATGCCGTAATTTAATGTCGTCAAGGAGCCGGAAGGCGAGGATTTCATCAAGGTGCCGTCCCTGAGAAGCTGCCAGCCGACCACCGCACTAGCTGGCGATTCATAGGTAAGAAGCAGAGTTCCGTCCGGAAGCATGTCATGCACGATATATTGCGAACTCGCGTGCCTTGCCCTCCATACGGGAGCGGCCGCCACCCCAGCCTCCACATCCCTCTTTGTTGATATGTCTAATATTGAAAAATCAGTGTTGGGGTCGTTCAGCATCAGCTGATCTGCTTGCTGTATGTCCACGACCATGTCCGCAATTTTGTTTGACACTCTGTACTCGAATGTCGGCCCCACCATATGTGGGCCTACCGCTCCCGCCATGACCGCCCTGTCTCCGTCTATGGACAAAAGGGTTCCGTAGGTCGTGGACGACCCGAGTATCTCCAGCAAATTGCTGTTATCGAAAGCCCCTGAACCCACCGCCGAGGTATTCACATTCAGAGCGTCAAATCCCTGGGTCGTTCCCCTTCTGTCTCCGTCGGAGAGGAACGATTCGGAGTTCGGGGCAGAAGGGTACAGGCACACCCTCTGATTGCTTATTGTTCCCGATTCTTCGGCAACGACCTCAAAATCGGCCAGAATATTTCTTTTGACATTTAACATCTGGTCTCTGTCCATGTTCCTGCTGAATATGTTCTGCGCCTCTCCAGCAAGCGTGTATTCGTCTCCGAAGAAAGAAAGAAGAGTCTCTATTTTTTCAGTGGCGGGCTCAACAAACTCGTTCAGATCCCCGCTCACATTGAATGCGTGGACAACTGAATGGAAAGGCATGTACTCCTCCGTTATTTGCCTCGCCTCATTGAAACTATCGTCGCTGAAGGCCTCCGCCTCAAGGTCAAGAGAAAACTTGCTGCTCTGGCACCTTCCGCACGAGTCCACAAACTCCTTGTCCATGTCGCACGGAACCAGGCTTTCCCTCTTGGAGCCGTTGTATTCATCCATGTTGTACGCGTTTTCGCTGTACGGGAATTCGGTTCTGATCCTCCCCCATATCGTGGGATCAGCAAGCGGGTGGCGTACGGGGACGATGACATCGAACATTGGATCGTCCTCCTCCAGTAGGTGGACATTCCAATTTTTCGTAGGATATTCCTGGTCTCTCTCGTCCCGGTCGTCCATCAGAGGCAGGTTTCTTATGTAATTTTCCTTGCTCTGCTGCCCGGCGGGTACCGGAGCCGTCTTGTAGAGAACTCTTATGGAATCCCCTTCTTCTAGAGCCGGACCGACCCAGGTCACCTGCCCCTGGCTCCACTGGGCATTTGGGGTATTTGCTTCCGACCATGAGTCTTGGTTTTTGCTTCTGCGCCACACCTTGAAATTGGAATCGGTCGGAAGCAGAGCGGTTTTGGAGAGGTCAAAAACATTAGAGCCGGCGAAGTCAAAATGTTCCTGGTGGGTGTGATCCGAGACCACCTGCCACATGCGCGTCAGCTTCAGAAACTTCATTCCTATGTCGCCCAGAGCCTCCTTCAGTCCCGATACGCTCCCCTTCTTTTTGTAGTTCGGGATGGCCTTCTTTATCTGCCTCCTCCACAATGTGGGATCGGACGATTTGAGGCGGAGATTGAAGAAGTTTGAAAGCAGGGGAAGGAACTGCTCATGGATTGCGTTCGCATCCAGCAGGTCTATTATCTGGTTCGCCATGTTCTCCACGGAGGTGAATCCGGCGGCGACGGATTCGTTTAGTCCCTTGATGACAACCGGACTTATGTCCGCTTCGGACATGAACGTCTTGAACATTTCAGGCAGATAGCGATCCATTAGGGTTTCGTACTTGTTCGGACTCGTGGCGTGGGTGGGTATGCTGGCAGTGAGCGACCCGTTTCCCTCAAGTGAGAAGCCGATGTGGGCGGATAGAACATCCCCGGCTAGATTTGGCATCCACGACCAGCAGACGAAGTAGTCGCCCTCCCTGCATCCCGCTGGATTCCATTCCAGAACGAACTTGCCCTCGACCAACTCCCCGTCTTCCTCATGCTGAAACAGCATGTTGTCCGAGATCACCTTTGATCTCAGTTCTGGCGGAACCATGTCCGGATTGAGCCAGGCCGGATACAGTTCTCCGGTCTCGGGATCTACGGAACCCCCAAAAACCTTCACAGGAACAGCGTCCTTGTAGAAGAAATTGGAACTGAACTTGGATTGCTCTATCTGGGATTTCAGGGACGCAAGGAGGCTGGCCGAGTTCTCGTCCGGGGATGCCGGCGACCCGTTCTCCGAGAACTTGATGAAAACAAGCGGCGTGGCTCCGAGGGTCACATCGGACTCCGCCTGAAGCATCCAGCCCGACCCTATGTTCTGTATGCCCTCGTCCACGAAGAGATACATCCCCGAGACGATCTGCGAGGATTCGGATGCGTCTTCGGAACGGCTCCAGACGCCATTTTTTGACGAATATATGCCGTTCTCGGACTTGTTCGTCTGGCTCTTCACCAGCACCCTGTCCCCTTCCGAAAGACTTATTCCATCTATTGTCTGAAGTCCCGACAAGGTCGTTTGCGAGTTTGTAGCGACCCTTACATTGTTCTTGAACCGGAGGCAGAGGGATTTTTTGACCTGCTCATACCTTTCCAGAAGGTCTTTCCTTTGGAAGTCCTTCTGGTGTTCAGAAACCGATGTGTCGGTGAACTCCCTGGAGACGAAATATACAGTCACGCTCGCGATCTGATAGGGCGTGTGCAGACAGTCTCTTCCATCCCTTGTTTCAAGGACGAATTTCAGATCGTCTGCTATCGTTATGTCTTTGTCTGTGCCTACTGTTTTCATTTTTCACTCGTACATGAATGCTATTTCAACCTGACCCGGCCTTATTATCTGAAAGAACTTGGTTCTGACGGCGGATCCTGAATTGTCCGGATCGTCGGTGGTGAACACGATGTCAAATCCGTCCGCCTGCTTCACCGAGGCAAGAGCCTTGATCAGGTCGCTGTCCCTCAACTCCTGTCCGTATTCCCAGTTGGACAGCAAGAAGAAGTCCTCCACCTTTCCCGCTATGGCAGTTCTTATCTCCTGCTCAAATTTCTTGTTTATTCTGGACAGCGTCACCTCTATGCTGACGTCCGATTCTATGACGCTCCCATCCTTTATGCAGATGTAATCAGTTATCATCTTCTTCAATTCCAGCATCTCCGCCAGTTCGGCCTTGAGACTGTCGTTGGCCTCCTGGAGTCCGTTGCTTCCGTCCCTGGCAAGTATGTATATGTCCACGACGTTGCCCGCACAGCCGTGGTTCCTGAGAGCCGCGGTGGACTTGCCCATCTGGCCGTGATAGGGCGTAACGAACTGATCGGTGAGGTGCTTGTAGTCCAGACCCGTCACCGCCCTGTCCTGGGTCCTGAGGTAGAACGGAAGCTTCCTTCTTATGTCCTCTATGTTGTCGCCGTTGTATCCGAAGTCGCCCTTTGTGTAGTTCTTGAAGGTGACTGGTATGTTGGAGCTTATGCCGAAGACCTGTGCCTGGCTCTGGTATTCTACGTAGCCAGTCACT